TTCGATTTTAAGACCTACCGCCTTTATACAACTTCTTTTTAATATATTCAAGGTGTTCTTTATTAATAAGTGGAAGCACTTGTCGTGCCTTTGAGTTGGAATATCCATAATATTCTTTAATGATATCCATATCAGATGTCTTGTCTGCCTTTGCCCATTTGGAAAAGCGTTTACGTTTACGCACTATGTTTCTCAAAAAATCATACTGCATTCTTTTATCCATTTGATGGTGTATGTTCATTTCGTTGGCCATCAAAACAGTATCCTGAAAATATGAAAGAGAACGGTTTACCATATATGGTGCATAACCTTTCTCGGTAATATCGTCAATCATAATATTTTTCTTAGTAATATTAATACTATTTACATAATCAAAGGGATTCATAATTGACCTTCTATTCCACTATCAATACCAGGCCATTCTATACTATCTATTCTGTCTTGTAAACCCCCTGATGTAAGATTTTCTGACGGACCTTTTAAAATATCCTTACCTTTATAATATAATTGAGGCACTGTTTTATGACCATTATCTTTCATAAACTGTTTAGCAATTGGATCTTTAGAAATATTAAACACAGCATATTCGTGACCCCATTGTTTTAGATTCTCCATAAGCTTGTCACACCAACCGCAACCATTTTGTGTATATAAATGTAACTTCATGATATAGCCTTTACTAAAGTTTGTAACCTCATGACATCCATTGCAATATCATGTTTAGGATCATGAGCAACAAAATGTTCTTCTAACCCATCTGGGATAAAACTATTGTTTAGATTGTGACCCCATGCCAAAGCATCAATAGTACTGCGTGTGTCTCGAAATTGATAGAACTTATATGCTTCATCTTTATTATAACCAGTCTGTTCAAAAATATAATCCATAATAATAGGATCAAAATTATTACCACGGGTGTATATTTTACGCAACTGAGCAGGTTTATTTTCTTGCCAAAAATCAAATAGTTTATCAATACCCTGATCATATTGTGAAGGGATCATCTGTTGTTGAGCATCAGGGCCTTGTGTACCCCACCATTTTAGGGTGTCCTGATCAATTTTTCTTCCCCAGTTCTTTACCTGGTCTTCTACATTAAATTTAATAAATTTACTTTTTTCAATGAGAGATTTATATGTATAAGGACCACTTAAAAACCTTTCTGAATCAAATGACAACATTGCCATATTTAACACAGGGCAGTTTACCCTATCGGTTGATAGAGTTTCAAAATCAAATATTACTGAGTTATCTGGCATGTGATTCCTATTTAAATTGTACATCACCCATGACCTCGGTCATACAGGCAACTAGATTAAGTTCATGATCAGCAACAAATGCTGCTTTATATTGGTAATCAGCAAGAATAAGAATAAGTTGAGGTACCGTTTGTGGTTGAACATAATCCATCATTTGATCATATACGCCACGTATAATAGCAGAGGTATCTAGGTCAAGATGATTTACAACCCAAGACCTCATAGTTTTAAAGTCCTTATTTTTTAATGATGTAAAGAGTTGTTTAAATTGATCATCTGTGCCTGTAGCTTGTGATAGTATAACCAATTCACCACCAACACAACTACGTTGCAATTCATTTAGAACTCTACGCCAGTCTGGTAGATATTTCATAATAAGGTTTGCAAGATCAGACTTTACATAATCTTTAATACCTTCATGTGACAAAATACCTTCGATGCGTTCCATGAAATCACCACATAGACCTGCCATTTCCTTTTTACCTGTATTAAAATCATATACAGCACACCGTGAATGGAGTGGTTCAATGATACGATTTTTAAAATTACAAGTAAGAATAAACCGACAATTATCAGAGAATTGTTCGATGAATCCACGCAAAGCAGGTTGTGTTGATTGTGGGTTTAGGTAGTCAGCCTCATCAAGAATAACAACTTTGTACCCACCATTTAGGCTTACTGTTGACGCAAACTGTTTAATTTTACCACGTAGTGTATCAATATTACCTTCTTCGGATCCGTTGATGATAATATAATCAAGACCTAGTTCATTACACAGTGCACGTGCTGCAGTTGTTTTACCCACACCAGCAGTGCCGGTGAAAAGCATATTCTGCAGATCACCGGACTTAATCATAGACTTGAGAGATTTTTCTACTGCTTTAGGGAGTATAGCTTCAGATATTGTTTTTGGGCGATATTTTTCCACCCATAGGAATTCAGACATTCACATTTTCCATTATATAATTTATTAAAATTTATTCGTCATCTTCCTGTTGTGCTGCTTCACAAAGTGCAATAATTTGTACTGATTGATCACGCAGTTGACCAATTGTGCTTAGTTCTTCTCCACGAAAACCACCACGCTGTACAATTGTATCAATAACAGCGACGGTACTACGGCCGACTTTGTTAGCAAGATCACGCATTGACTCGAGATCATGCTCAAGTTTTGCTGTATTTTTAGACATTAAATATTCTCCATTATTATTACTATAGTATCACTATAGGGTTATTACGACACATTATTATTACTATAGTATCACTATAGATTTATTATAACACATTCTAAGCTGCTTGTAAACTAAAATCTTTGCACTTAGAAAAATCTTTTTTCTTATAAAATTCAAGTTTGTTATCAAACTTATTTTCAAGGATTTCACCCTTATGTGATATCACAAATACATTTGAGTCATCATCAAGAGAGTAAAGGATCTTCATCAAGTTCTCTACACCATCATGGTCTAAAGAACTATCAAAAGTTTCATCCAGCACCAACAGGTTTGTCGCTACCGAATTTTTCATCTTGGCAATCTGTCTCCAAGTAAACAATAGTGATAGGTCAATACGCTGCTTCTCACCTTCTGAGAATGAGTCGTAAGAAAACTTATCACGATGTCTGGAACGGATTGTTTCCACAAAACCCTCATCTAATGTAAAGTGTACAAAGAAGTCTAGGATCTGTAGATATTCATTTACGAGTTTATTTATTATTGGGATATACTGCTTCATAATTTTTGTTTTAATGCCAGTATCTTTTAACATTTCACTCATTGCAGTATTATAACTTAGTTCTTCATTAAGTGAAATTTTCTCCTCGGTAAGACCGTTTCGGGTCTCATGCATATCATTCAGTTCTGTATTAGCATTACCTAGATCACCTTCACGTGCAGTGAGTCTGGTAATATCATCATTCATACCTTGAATGGAAACATATAGACGTTTAATACTCTGGTTATTATTGTTAATCAATGATTGTTTTTCTCTGATTACATCAATAAGACCAGTCTGTATTTTAATTATATTTTGAACAGACGCTATTTCAACATCAACCTTTTTAATTCCAGACTGTAGGTTCTTTGCCTTTGACCGAGCATTTGTAAGTTTTTCTTCTCTTACATTTTCAGCAATAGGTTGGTCACAAGTAGGACACTCTGTATTATCTTCATAAAACTTAGCATCTTTAACAACTGATTTAATAGAAGTATTAAATTCTGTTTTATACTGAGAAAGTGATTGGAGCTTTTCCGTAGCTTTATGGTATGCCTCTTCTGTTTTACTACTTTCTTTCTCAATAAAATCTGATGCAATAGTATTGGCTTCTTGTAGAAATAATACCTCTGTTTCTGTCTCTTTTATTTGATTTTTCTTTAGTGTAATCTCCTCATCATTAATTTGTGTAATATCTCGAATATATTTTTTCTGTGCATCTATCTTGTTTTTGGTTAGGTCAAGTTGATATGCAATATCCTTGATATCTTCTTTCATCCTAGAACTCTTTTCCTTGATGATCTTGTTCATCTCAGAGAATACATTTATATCCAGAAGATCCTCAACAACTTCCCTACGATGGTTTGTTGATAGTTGCATAAAAGGAATAAAAGAGGAAGAACCTAACACAACCACCTGGTGAAAACTTTTGTGGTTTAATTTAATAATATTCTGTTCAAGGATCTTCTGGTATTCTTTAGAGTGTGATGACTGATTAATCATCGCCCCATTTTTCCATATTTCAAAGATATTAGGTTTGATTCCACGAACAACTTTATAGTCCACGGATCCAACCTGAAACATAATTTCTACAATACAATCTTTATTATTAATTGTGTTTATAAGTTGTGGTTTATTAATGTTTCGGTGTGGTTTACCAAATAATGCATAAGACATGGCATCTAGCATAGTTGATTTACCTGACCCATTAGCACCAACAATAAGTGTTGATTTATGCTTTATTAGGTCAACTTCTGTCCATGAATTACCAGTGGACATAAAGTTTTTCCACCGAACAGTTTTAAATTTTATCACGCTACTTCCATCGTTTGTGCCTGTATAAGAACTGCTCTCATCTCTGATTTAAGTCTATCTTTATCAAGGTCTGTATTGACTGTATCAATATAATTATCTAATAGGAGTCCAGTATCTTCCATTTGGACTTCTTCGGTTCGCACATTATCGCCTAAAAACTCATCAAAGTTCTCGGCAATCTTTAAATCATGAATACGTTGTAGTTGTATTTTATCAACAAATCGGTCAAATGTAAAGAGGTCTTGTTTATTAATTACAACTATTTTTACAAATTTATCTGTCACATCTGGCACAAAAGCAGAGTAGTCTGTCTTGCTATCGTCATATACAATCTTGTGGAATAGTGTATGTGGATTGTAGATCTTTTCAAGTTCACGAGTGGCTGTATCTAGTACGTGAAATCCCTTTGGATCATTTGCGTCTGACCAGAAAAACTCCATCTGAGAACCAAGGTATTTTATATTATCTCTTTCAGAACTGACATGGAAGTGTCCAGTAAGAACCTTCTCAAATCTTTTGAAAAGTTTATGGTCCATTCCATCATGAGATTGGACCCCTCGCATCATCTCAAACTCTTTAAGTTCTAAATGACCACCAAGCCAATCTGCTTTACACTTACCGATAAACTCTATAGATCTATCGTAATTTTCTGGGGTGATCCAAGGGAGCATCGCAAACTTGAAACCATCTAGATTCAATACAGAAGGCTCCATATGAATTGTAACCTCGTTCATGTAGTGACCCAACAACTCTTTTAAAGAGTTTAAATCGTTCGTGTTTTTAAAGAACGTATCATGATTGCCTGGGATTACATCCATATGGATGCTGTGCTCTCTCAGCTTACTCAGAAATGATTTACGATAGCGGTGAAGAGATTTAAAATTAATAAACTTTCTATTATCAAACACATCACCCAAATGGATGATACGATTAATATTATTTTGAATAAGATATGGAAAGAAGACTTCACTGTAAAACTTATCAGCATTGTCAGTAAAAATATCAGAAGAGTTCCGAATGCCAGCATGTGTATCATTTAAAATTACCACCTTCATTTCATAAACTTTCCTAGGCCTTCGTTAGGATCCACTTTCTTTTGTCTTTTCTTTTTCTTTACAACCTCTGCAAAGAACATGTCTTTTTCTTTTACTGAATCAATACGGGTTTTAAGTTGATCTACAACGTGAGAAACCTTATCTGTATCACCATCAGCAAATTCAAATGCAGGTGTCTGTGAAATATATTTCATCTTAATGTCTTGTTGTTTCTTTTCCTTAGCAATACGTTGTAGGAAAGCATACCAACAAATTTGAGTAAAGTAACCAAAAGCATTTGGCTTACCCGTG